GGTGACTCTGATGGTATTAATTATAGATGTACCCTTTCACCTGAAGGTAAATTGGTTCCTAAACATTTTAGCTCAAACGCACAAAATGTATTTGTTGTAGATAAAAAATCAAAATTCGAAATGCAAATTAAAACCAGTAATGCAATGGGTATGTGGGATAGTTATGATGCTTTGAGAAAAGTTATATTTCAATGGTTAAAACATAAAACTGGCACAAGAATTTTTGGTTTCTTTCTTATTGAAGGTACCGCCAGTAACATGCGTAATGCTATTGAGAGAAGGTATCATTCTAAAAAGATTGATAGTATGCGCCAAAAAAATTACTGGGGTGTTAAAGAAGAATGTAAAGTTCTTGCAAAAGAACTAAAAGAAAAGAAATTTTTAGAATCTGATAATGTCGGATATGATAAATTCTATCTAACCCCTGGTGGTAATGATTTGAAGATTGAAAATGAAGATTTTGAAGTAAATGGCAAAGTGACGGCCAACAAATTAAAAACAGCTTTTATGAAATTTAATAAAGTCCGTCAGGTAAACCGTGTTATGGTCTCCAAGTTCATACAAGGTATAGCTGCCTAAGTGTTGCGTGGATACAACAGAGGGCTTGACTTTTCTGTTGTATTCCTTTATAATGGTTTTATTATAGTGAAATAGGAGTTTTATATTATGTCAAAGCGTGCCGAAACCCGCCAGAAGTTTATTGATGCTTTAGTATCAAGTGGTAAATCTGAAGTTACTACCGAAGATATTAAAAAAATCTGTTCTAAAATTAAAATTGCTCATCCATATTGGTTCACCAATGAAGAAGCAAATCGTTTAAAGCGAGGTATTTTTAAAGTTCCAGGTAAAATGCCTGCAACAAAAACTCAAACAATCGATTTAAATGCTCAAGTGATTCCTATGAAAAAACCTGTAGAATCTGGTGGTAATCGTATTACTAATGTTGTTACTGATCTTGATGTATCAAATTTAGTACCTACTGCATATAAAAATTATGTACCATTTGGTAATTTTGATGATGTGCTTGCTATCGTACAATCTGAAAGATTCTTTCCTGTTTTTGTTACTGGTCAATCAGGTAACGGCAAAACAATGTCGATTGAGCAAGCTTGTGCAAAAGCTAAAAGAAAATTTGTAGTGGTGTCTATGACACCTGAAACCGATGAGGGTGACCTTTTAGGTAATTATGTTTTGATTAACGGCCAAATGGAATGGCGTGATGGTCCCGTAACAACGGCTGCTCGCCAAGGTGCTGTTCTCTGTATTGACGAAATCGATTATGGTGCAAATAATCTTTCCTCTTTACAACGGGTTTTTGAAGGTAAACCATTTTTACTAAAGAAAAAAGGTGAATTAATTACACCAGCCCCAGGATTTACTGTGTTTGCTACTGCAAATACTAAAGGTAAAGGTAGTGATGATGGTCGATATATGTTTACCAATGTTTTGAACGAAGCTTTCCTTGAGCGATTTGTGAATACGATTGAGCAAGATTGGCCTCCAATTAATATTGAAAAGAAAATTCTAAAGAAAGAATTGGCAACTGTTGGTAAATTAGATGATGATTTTGCTGAGAAATTAGTTACATGGGCAGATGTTATTCGTAAAACTTTTGCTGAAGGTGGTTGTGACGAAGTGATTTCGACCCGCCGTCTTGTGCATATCATTAGTACCTATGGTGTGTTTAGTAATAAGATGAAGGCAATTGAATTGTGTTTGAATCGTTTTGATACCGATACAAAATTATCTTTCATGGATTTATATACCAAAGTTGATGCGGGTGCTAATACTGAAACCTTAATGGCACAAACAATCGATTTACCTGAACAACCTGCACCCGATAATACAATTGCACTATAATTATTTAACTGTTTCGGCACTTGACCCGGCGAAAGTCGGGTCTTTTTTCATGTTTACCTTGAAAACGCTTGACAGCCCTATCGTAATCTGATATACTTATCTCATATTTGAAAGAACGGTCTCCTTTCAAATGATTTACCTTGTAGAGACCATATTTGGAGTATTTTGTAATGAAGTCAACTAAGCAAAAAGTCTTGGCATATCTTTCTAAAGATTCTGCCTATAACACATTAACCGCAGCTAAGATGCAATCTGTTTTTGGTATTGCTAATCCTTCCGCAACTATCAATGATTTGCGTAACGATGGTCATGCTATCTACTTGAATAGCCGTGTTAATTCAAGCGGTGAGAAAGTTTCTTTCTATCGTTTAGGTCAGCCTACAAAGCGTATGGTCGCTGAAGGTATTGCCGCTATCCGTGCTCAAGGTGAGCGTGCTTTTGCCTAAAATAGTTTAGGAAAAGTGGAGAGGAATCGATAAATAAAAGTGTCGATTCCTCTTTTTATTTTATGGGCATATTATGGAAATTAAAGTTAAGCTTGATGAATTAAAACAAAATAAATTATTTGTCGCTACACCAATGTATGGCGGCATGGCTCACGGCCTATATGTCAAATCGTGTTTAGACCTACAAGCAACAATGGCAAAATACGGTATTGATACAAAGTTCTCATTTTTATTCAACGAATCTCTGATTACTCGAGCAAGAAATTATCTCGTTGATGAATTTCTCCGTTCAGAATGTACTCACTTATTGTTTCTTGATTCTGATATTCATTATAATCCGCAAGATGTATTGGCTATGATGGCATTAGATAAAGATGTTATTGGTGGTCCCTATCCTAAAAAATCAATTAATTGGGGTAACATCGCACAAGCAGCCAGAAACAATCCTGATATGGATCCAAAAGAATTAGAAAAACTTGTTGGTGAGTATGTATTCAATGTGGTACACGGAACAAAAACATTTCAAGTTACCGAACCTTTAGAAGTTCTTGAAATTGGTACGGGTTACATGATGGTTAAAAGAACAGTATTTGAAAAACTTGAAAAGGCATTTCCAAATATTCGTTATAAACCAGATCATGTTGGTCAAAAACACTTTGATGGTACTCGTTACATTCATGCGTATTTTGATACAGTTATTGACAGTAAAGACTCTATTACGGGCGGTGGTTCTGATCGTTACTTATCGGAAGACTACATGTTCTGCCAAATGTGGCGTAAGATTGGCGGAGAAATTTGGTTGTGTCCTTGGATGAAAACGCAACATATTGGATCATATCCATTTACTGGTGATATGCCTGCTGTTGCAGCTATGACAGGTAAATTATAATGTCTAAATCTGATAAATCCAAATCCGACAGAATGGTTGCTGAAGCACCTTATAATCCCGGTTATGAAGGTGTTTCTGTTAAAGACTTAATCAAAAGTTCTCAAAATGCCACTACAGGCGGCCGTAAATTTGATGGTGGTAAATTACAATATAGTCTTTTACCACCAGCAGCATTACAAGCAACAGTTGAAATTCTAACATTTGGTGCAGAAAAATATGAACCGAATAATTGGAAACATGTGCCTAATTCGAAGCAAAGGTATTTTGATGCTATGCAAAGACATGTGTGGGCATGGCAAAATGGTGAACAAGATGATCCTGAATCAGGTAAAAACCATTTAGCACATGCTCTTTGTTGCCTCATGTTTCTGTACGAACATGATACAATATATTCTGTTGATGATAAATCTTAATTATGGAGTAATAAATGAAACTATCTACACAAACAATTGGTGTATTAAAGAATTTTGGTTCAATCAATGAGGGTATTTACTTTAAAAAAGGTAAAGTTCTCAAAACAATTTCTAAAAACAAAAACATTCTAGCTGAAGCTACCATCGTAGAAGATATTCCTTCTGATTTCGGAGTAGAAGATTTAAATAATTTTCTATCAGTAATTAGTATGCATACTGATGATCCGGTTTTTGAGTTTGATGGAACTAATGTAATTATTAATGGTAACAAAGGTCGAAGCAAACAGAGGTATCGTTATTGCCAACCTTCAATGATTGTTATGCCTCCAGAGAAAGCAATTACGCTTCCTGATCCAGAAATTACTTTTGATTTATCTACTGAAGATTTATCATGGGTGATGAAAAGTTCGCAGGTGTTGAATACACCCAATGTCGTAATTGAATCTGATGGTTCAACAATCAATATTGTTTCGAGTGATTTGA